TAATAAAGAATTATTAAAAACTCATTTAAAAAATGGGACGGAACAGGGGTAACCCTGTTTAGGAAAAGAAAATGGCAAGACAAGGCGGATTTTTAAGTGGGCCTAGTGTTCACGGTACATCTAAATTACAAAAGCATGTACTAAAAAGAGGTGTCACCAGAGATATGAATGCAGCAGCAGGAGCTTTTGTTAATACAAAAAGTCCTCTGTCTAGTGCAGCAGGTTTCTATGGTGCAGCACCGAAAGCAATCGGACCAAGATTCGGAAAAACTATCAACCCAAAAAGAGCAAGGTTTGGTACTAGAGGTGCAGGACGAATACTCGGTCGTAGAAGATAAATATTATACATAAAGACTTTCATAAACTTATGAAAGCAGGACGACTTAATAAAGTCGTAAACATGATTCACAATGGCACTAACGAAAGCAGAAAAAGCAAGACTGAAGAAAGTAGGACTCTCAAGACTAAACAGTCCAAAGAGAACTCCTAAGCACCGTACTAAAAAAGCAGTTGTAGCTGTAAGAGTCGGTGGCAAAGTGAAAATCATTCGCTTTGGAGCGCAAGGCATGGGACATAATTATAGCCCAGAAGCCAGAAGAAGTTTCAAAGCGAGACATGCCAAGAATATTGCTAAAGGCAAATCTTCAGCAGCATTTTGGGCAAACAAAGTATTTTGGGCAGGTAAAGGTGGCTCTACAAAAAGACCACCTCGCTCCCAAAAAAGACAACTTGGAATCAAACGAAGGAGATAATGAGTACTATACCAAAAGTAATAGACCGTAGAGAAGTGTGGTTAGATGCAGTATCAATTGATGCAGCAGATATGCTAGCACGACTACAGAATCGTAAACTTAATGGAGTTACCCTATCAGATAGGGAAGAGGATTTGTGTGAAATAACAACAGGTTACTTATATCTACTTAGACTTTGCAAAGAATATGGAATGTTTGATTCCGATGACCCGTTTAATTTATTTGAGAAAGAGACCCTACATTGATTGAAATAAGTCGTTCAGATATTGTATCTGACTACCACATGGACATAAGCACGGAAGCACGATTTATTAAGTTACCAATAGAGGGATACTTAGATTTATTAAATGTTACTCCTAACTCATCTCAAACTGCAATTATCAATGCAATCAATAATCCCAAGTATCGTTTCGTATGCGCAGCAGTATCACGACGACAAGGAAAAACATATATTAGTAATATTATAGGGCAGCTAACTTGTTTAGTACCTAATAGTCATGTATTACTAATGTCTCCTAACTATTCACTATCTCAAATATCATTTGACTTACAGAGAAATCTCATCAAGCACTTTGATTTAGAGGTAACACGAGATAACGCAAAAGATAAAGTTATTGAACTATCAAATGGTTCTACTATACGAATGGGTTCTATTAATCAGGTAGACTCAGTAGTTGGTAGAAGCTATGATTTAATTATCTTTGACGAAGCTGCACTTACAGATGGCAGAGATGCTTTTAATGTAGCACTACGTCCAACACTCGATAAGGAGAACTCAAAAGCAATTTTTATCTCTACACCACGGGGTCGAAATAATTATTTTGCTGAATTTTACTACAGAGGTTGGACAGAGGAGTTTCCAGAGTGGTGCAGTATAAAAGCTACTTATCATGAGAATCCCAGAGTTTCGGAGGCAGATATCATTGAAGCAAGAAAGACAATGTCAGAGGCTGAGTTCAATCAAGAGTATATGGCAGACTTCAATGTATTTGAAGGACAGATATGGAAGTTTAACCATGAAAAATGTACTGCTGACTTTTCAGAACTTGATATTAGTCAGATGGATGTATTCGCAGGGCTTGACGTAGGTTACAAAGATCCCACAGCATTATGTGTTATAGCGTATGATTGGGATACTTCAACTTACCACTTAGTAGATGAATACTACAATTCAGAAAGAACAACAGAACAACATGCAGCAGAGATACGTAAATTAATAGACAGATGGGATATTGATTACATCTATATTGACTCAGCTGCTCAACAAACAAGATATGACTTTGCACAAAATTATGATATTAGTACTATCAATGCAAAGAAATCAGTACTAGACGGAATAGGACATGTAGCAGGCATAGTTGATAACGATGGACTTATGGTCGATCAGAAATGCAAAGAAGCTCAGATGTGTCTAGATCAGTACCAGTGGGACCCAAATCCTAATTTAATGAGAGAAAAGCCAAAACATGACATGGCATCTCATATGGCTGATGCTTTACGATACGCACTCTATTCATTTGAAACCAACATCACTACATTCTAATAAGACCTGTCAAAAACAGTTCTTGACATTTGATGTAAGTTTTTGGTATAATTCTAATTAAGAGTAGAAATATGAAATTAAAAAGAGATTTAGTTAAATATGTGAGAGACAAGGCTAAATCAAAATATAAGAAATCAAATAATTGTTATATCTGTGGCGACACAGAACATCTAGACTTTCATCATTATTACGGATTAACCGAACTACTAGAAACTTGGTTAAAACAGAAAAAGATTACTATAGAGAAGGAACAAGACATACTAGCACTTCGAGAATCCTTTATTGATGATAATTATGACAAGGTGTACGATTATACAGTAACTCTCTGTCACAAGCATCATCTTAGACTACATTCGATTTATGGTAAACGACCCAAATTGATTACTGCAGAGAAACAACATAAATGGGTCGAGATTCAGAGAGAAAAACAACATGGCATGGTACGATAGACTATTAGGTAGAAATCCCGACACAGAGGAAAAACTCAACCCTGCCCAATATGTTATTTCTAGAAACGAAGGTCTAACTGTAGATTCTCGTGAAGTTGTTACTAATTATAGAAATGCATATGAACAACTAGAAATAGTAAATAGAGCAGTTAACATGATTGTTGACGATGTTGCAGACATACCATATAATCTAGGGAATCAAACGCCAGGAATAAGCAATATTGTAAAAAACATTCGAAGATCAAAAGTAGATCTTTTAATTAATAGAGAGCCAAATCCTTTTCAGGATATTAACTCATTTAAAAGAAACTTAATTATTGATTTAATGATAGATGGAAACATCTTTATATACTTTGATGGAGCACATCTATATCACTTACCAGCAGATAAAGTAAGAATAGAAACAGATGCCTCAACTTTTATTGCAAAGTATACATATGAAAACAGTATAGATTATAGTCCAAGTGAGATTATACATATTAAAGAAAACAGTTTTAACTCCATATACAGAGGAGTACCAAGACTAAAACCTGCATTTAGAACTATGCAGCTTTTGTCAAGTATGAGAAACTTCCAAGATAACTTCTTTAAAAATGGAGCAGTTCCAGGACTCGTACTAAAATCACCAAACACACTTTCAGAGAAGATAAAAGAAAGAATGTTACAGGCATGGGTTGCAAGATATAACCCACAATCTGGCGGTCGCCGTCCACTATTCTTAGATGGTGGATTAGAGGTTGAGAACTTAACAGAAGTAAACTTCAAAGACTTAGATTTCCAAGAAGGTATCAAGTCAAATGAAAGAATCATACTAGAAGCAATGGGAATACCACCCATTTTACTAGACGGCGGTAATAATGCAAATATAAGACCTAATCATAGGCTTTATTATTTAGAGACAATTTTACCAATCGTAAGAAAATTAGGGTATGCGCTAGAGCGTTACTTTGGTTTTGAAGTAGCTGAGGATGTAACAGGTATACCTGCTTTACAACCAGAACTAAGAGATCAAGCTGCATATTATGCTACTCTTGTAAATACAGGGATTATGTCCCCGAATGAAGCAAGAGAGGCTTTAGGTAAAGATCCAGTTGATGGATTTGACGAGCCTAGAGTACCAGCTAATATAGCAGGCTCAGCAGCAAATCCCGAAGAAGGAGGTAGACCTCAACAGGCTGCCCCAAGCGAAGAGGAATAAACAAATGACAAAGAATATGATGGCTAAAGCATTATCCGACTGGTTTGTAGAACAAGGAGTCGAGTCAATGGATTTACCTACTTATAAAAGTCATGGTACTGACGTTCCCGTAAAAGACTATATGCTTAGACGAGCATTTGGATCTTGGAAACGAGTAATATCAGCCATGAATAAAAGGCATCCGATTGCTGCACCTGTAGAAGAGGCGCCAGCACCTACTCCCGCCCCAAAGGCTCCTAAGGCCAAGAAAGCGGAGAAGAAAGATGTCAAGTAAAATTTATCATTGGACTAGTACTTTTAAGTCACTAGGTGAAAACGAAGACGGCGGAGTAGATATTAAAGGCTCTGCTAGTACTAATGCTCTTGATAGAGCAGGCGACATAATCGAGGCGGATGCTTGGACAAAAGGTGGATTGGAAAACTATAAAGGTAATCCAATTATTTTGTTTAATCATAATTACGACAAACCTATTGGTCGTGCAAAAGATTTAAAAGTTACAGACAACGGATTAGAAATATCTGCAAAGATATCTAAAGCTGCTGGTGATGTAACGCAATTAATTAAAGACGGTGTCCTTGGGGCTTTTTCTGTTGGTTTCAAAGTCAAGGACGCTGATTATATGACTGAAACTGACGGATATAAGATAAAGGACGCGGAGCTTTTTGAAGTTTCTGTTGTATCAATACCTTGCAACCAGGGGGCAACTTTTGGACTAAGCAAATCATTTGATAATATGGAAGAATACAACAAGTATAAGCATACTTTTTATAAGGCTAACTTAAACGATTCAGCAGACGCTGTTGAAGTTGAGCAGCCAAGTACGGCGAAAGCCAAGGAAATGGAGACAAATATGTCAAAAGAAAATAAATCTCCTGAAAGCAACCCAGAGTTCAATCTTGAATCATTTGCTGCAGAAGCTGCTGAAAAAGCAGTTGCTCAGTATGCAATGAAACAAGCCGAACTTAAAGCTGCTGAACAGAAAGCTGCAGAAGAAGCTGCTCAAAAAGCAACTGAAGAAGCTGAAGTTCAAAAAGCCTCCGAGGAAGCAAAACAGGAAGAG